ATATTCTACAAATCTTTTAGCGATCTCTAATAGCTTATAACGTACATCAACTCGTAGCTCACTACCAGACCACACATCTTGATTCAGTGTGTCGTGATAGGCTATGCTGCCTTTGGTTAAGTCTCTAGCTCTCATTATATTCTCTTATTTAAAAATTGTCTATACCAAGCACCTGTGCCGGGTAATGTTGTGTCTTCTGGCAAGGTTAACTTGTCACGCTCAAATGCATCACGTGCATCTTTTACTAATTCTTCATAGTTAGGTAATGTTTTAATCTTTTTAACTATTGATTCTACACTGCTTAGATCAGCGGCAGTGCCACCTAATAATTTCTCAGCTATTTCTTCTGGGTTTTTAGTGATAATTTCGTTGGTTTCGCGATCTACGAGGCCATTTTTGTATGACCATTTCATACCCTGTGCTTTGGCGATACTGGCCAACAATATAGCACGATGCACACCTTTGTAATCACTCTCACCTGTATTAAGTGCAAATTTTTGGAACTCTGGATCACCAAACATAAAGTCTGTTTGTACATATCCGTTTTTAGCATCACCTAGGATAGGAGTTTTAACATGTACACTGTCGCCTGACTTTTTAATATCTTCTGCTTTAACGCCACGCTTTAGTAATTGTTGTATCAATACATCTTTGGTGATCTTTGTTTCGTCGATGCCTAGATCTAAATCACCTGATGTTTCTTTACGACCAGTTGATCCTAGCATGTTGTCTACTAGATTAAGTCCGGTGAGTTGTTCTAACCATTGCACAGTCGGCACGACGTTTTCTCGACTGATACGAGTAGTAGCTGGTTGTCCATCGGCTAGTTTAAATACGTTGCCGCCTTCGAATAACTTCATCTTGGTATTCCTAATTTTTTATTCTTTGTATTTCTATGTAGTTTTGCATGTGGAACACGTAGATTTTTCTTGCCATATACATGGCCTATTTTAAACAATGCACCCGGTGTTTTACCTATACCATAGTTAACGTCTACAGATTCTGCTAGTTGATTATAGGCCATGGCTAGACCATTGGCAACTTTTTGTAGACTATCTTCATCAGCTTGGTATTTGATACCAATTCCGCCCTTAGCTCTCCACGCTACTATATTAACTCCACGATCATCTATTAAGATATTAGGACTACCATCACTATTTACAGCGTGTTGTTCTTTGTTAGGGGTGATAAAAATCTCAGCTGGCTGTGGTGTTAAGTTTTCTTTAATCCATGCTAGTTTCCATTTAGCTGAATTAGCATAATCATTACGCAAGGGACTTGAACAGATACTATAAGTTTTAGCATATCGTAATGCTAGTTTTACCAATACATCTGTAGTAGGAAACTTAGGTAATTTATGGAAAAAATCAGTGCCCACCATCTTATCTAAGGTAGGGTCTGCACTGGCTGGGGGTATGCTACGATAGTCATTTACACCAGCCATTTTAGCGTATTCATGGAAAAAGTCCGCCAAAACTCCATCCATATCTAGATAGATTTTAGTATTCTCTGTTGCTCTGATTAGGTCAGTTGATCGCATATCTAGTATTTATCGCAAATACTATTATACGATATTATGCTTGGCGGGTCAAATAATTGGTGCGTATACGCTTAGGATTAAACGCATCTTTTATAGACTTGATTACAGTGTCATTATTGAACTCTTTGCATGAAAATACGTCAATATAAACGTCACCTGAGGAGTCTATAAAATGTGCCACGATACTTGATGTTACGATAACCTGTATAGCAGTAAATCCTGCTTTATCAGGAAATTCTGCTGCAGTATATTCGATACGCGGTTCACCGATTGGTTCCATGTCTATGTCTTTAACCAGTTTTTTAATCCAGTTATAAACGTTTTCTTGACTCTGTATGTTAGGGACATCACAAGCATGACAGTCAAGTATTAAGTGATAACCCCAGAATTCGTTAGTATTTGTCATAATATTATTTAGGTAGTTGAAATTTAAATCCCGTAGCAGCTTCAACAGCGGCCACAGTGGTTTGATACTTAGGTAAATCTGCCACTGGTAGTGGGCCATTTGGCATTAAGTATGCCATAACTTTCTTGCTATTCTTTTCAATGATGATCTTGTATAAGCGTGTTGGAATACCTAGGCCGTTACCTGTCTTGGCATGGCCCGCATCGTAGATGCCACCTGAGATAATGTAAAAGTCAGTGCCTGGAGCAGTCGCCCATTGACGTTCTTGCATTTCTAGCTGTTTCCAGATACCACGATTGTTATTAGCTACTTGTGGAACCATGTTGCTCAAGAAGAAACTTTCGCTCATGATCTCTGGATTAACGGTATTGTTCTTAGCTGGACTCATGTGTCCACGATCGTGTGTCTTGCCTACAGTAGCATAGTCTGCTAAGGCGGCTGAACACGCAGGTGTTACCTGTGGGTCTGGACGGAAATCATCTTTGCGTGTTGCTGGGCCTGTCATTGTGGCTACAGTCAAATGTTCAAATACTGCGATTGGTGCTTTAACAGCACAGCTATGGATAACAGCATAATTTTTATGGCAGATTTCTTGGTCGCCGGTCTTGGCAGTATATTGTGGAGTGCCTGCGGCTGTGAATTGACTGCAACTCTGATTGATACCTGCATAAGCTGTCGCGCTTAAAAATAGGCTTAATACCAATACTAATTTATTCATTGAAAATTACCTTTGAAATATTATATTTTATTTATTAAATTAGTTTTTAACCAATTTTAAATGTTCAACCGGAACTACTAATAGAATTAATATTGCTAAACAAGCAATATATGTGTCTAAAATCTGTGTTCTGAAGGTAGATAATTCACTAGTATCATCGGGAGTAAATTAATGACAGTAGTAAGTAAATATAGTAGCATAATGGCCGGTAATAATTAACTAATTTTAGTTAAAGAAATAGTACCGGCGATTATTTTTTTCCAACTGCCACTAACTTTAATATATGCCTCTGAAATTTTCGTCCAACCACCAGCGGCTACCACTTCAGTGATTGGAGGTGTGCTGTATGAAACTGTGATACGACCACTACCACCATTTCCTGCTGCTCTACTACCTCGGATAGCTTCTACTCCACCAGCTGCTCCCTGTGACAATTCAAATCCCACAGGTACCAGTGATTGTCCATCTGCTCCTGAATTTCCTCCTACGTCACCTCCATTTACAGATCCGCCTGCACCACCATTGGGATAGCCACCACCGCCACCACCACCACCTCCACCATCTCCAGATTTATTTGTTCCATTCCCACCAGCTGTGCTACCTGAATTGCCTCCTGGGCTAACTCCTTGACCTGGGACACCGTTACCACCTCCACCACCCCCACCACCGCCTGCGGCTACGACCACTGGCGATCCATTTAATAATATTACTGATGCCGCACCACCACCTCCACCAGCTCCAGATATTGGAACGGGTCCCGATGCTCCCCCTAGACCTCCGCCATACCCAAGGGTGTTTACTCCTGCCCTTCCTCCAGCAGCACTGCCCTGATCGCTAGCACCACCCCCACCACCAGCACCAATCGCGATAGTAAGAACTTGTCCAGGGCTTACAGCCAGTGTTCCTGCAATTCTGGCACCTGGACGACCAGCCGCACCAGGACTACTATCATTTCCGCCACCCCCACCACCAGCACCAACCACTGTAAGATCAACTGTGGTTACTCCTGCAGGTATAGTAAATGTTTGAGTTCCAGTTGAGTTATATGTATCAGACGTTGGTGGAATAACCCTGGTTACAGTTCTAGTTGAAGGTGGAAATTTAATGTAGGCATTAGTGATTGGTTTATATGTACCTGAATCTTTTACATTAAATTGTAGATCACGGGTTAAAAATAAAATTGCGTATCCATCATATCCAGCATCGCCTATGCTAGATGGAATACTAAACACAGATCTAAGATCAGCACCACCAGATATTTGTCCTGAGCCAGGAACAGTGATGTTACCATAGTTTTGTCCACCACCACCACCAGGTTGACTATCACCATATACTATACCAGTAGCACCACCTAAAGGATAGCCACCACCACCTCCACCCGATCCACCAAGTTGACCATTTTGACCATTGCTATTAGCGCTCCAGTTATCTACTCCACTGACAATCAAATCAAAAGCACTTAACACATCGCCAAACGGCTGGTTAAAAGGCTGACTAGTAATAGTACCTGTATCAGAAATTCCATATATGCCACCTCTATAGGTTCCAGGTTGATAATTATTTGGTGGAGGACTTCTTGAATCCCAAACAGTTACTCCTCTTAGTCGGACGATATATTGTCTTGCGCCTATTATGTTTGATGGATTAGTTCTGTCTCCAGCATCTCTGATATAAAATCCATTATCGCTAGATCCGGTACGAGGATCTAAAACAACTAGTGCAGGGTACTCTAAAGGACCAATGCTTTCCCCCCCAGGTCTACCTTGTGTAGCACCACCAACGCTAACG